CCACTCTTTGCATTTTGGGCATTGATGCTGCCACTCTTCCTGAGTCCCTGTTATATATTCATCTTCGATTCGACTGTCTCCAGCATTGGTCGGTGTTGAGAATAGCCCCATGACGCTATCCCAAAATGTAGTCATACGTTTTGCAGCCAAGCTGACCGGGCCGCCTTCTGTACCGGCGCTTTTTGGAAAGCGGTCAACTTCGTCTGCCAGTAATATTTTTATCGGCTTACTGGCAAGACCGGCAGGACTGTTAGCACCCGCCATTATAAGTCTGCCGCCAGGGAATTGTTTAGAAAGGATAGTATTGCCGGCGTCACGGCTTTTTACGTCTTTAAAAATATCTCTCAATACTTTTGTATCTCTGATCATCGGCGCTATACGTGATTTACTATAGTCCTGTGATGTTTCGATAGTTGGTTGGATCATCATTATCGGTGCGGGCGCCAGATGTGCGAACCGCCCAATAACATTGTTCATGATATCGGACTTTCCAACCTGAGATGCGGTCTTTGCAACCACCCTAGTTATGCCTGGTTCAGTAAAAGCATCCATAATGGCTTTTTGATATGGAGCACGATCTGTTCGCCACCGCCCAGGCTCTGCAGCAGCTTCGCCAGATATCATCCTATAGCTATCAGCCCATTCGGATACAGTTTGATCTGATAACGGCATCAATGACTGTTTTACTATTTTTTTGAAAAGATCAACTGTCTTCTTCATTACTAAATATCTCCGGATTATAATCGCTAAGCTCAGTTAACCTTGACTTAATTTCTTTAGAAAGTTCCGTCATAATAACACTTCTGCTCTGATTCTCCAGTCTAGCAGCCATCTTGGCTGGTATGCCCAAAAGCTGACTTCGTAATTTAGATAACATATCTGTCATAACTCTTTCGACATCTGCAGCATCATGTGACAGATTTTGTCGCTTTGCCAATTCAAGTTCAGCTAATTTACGTTTTGCAGCTTCATGCAATGCTTTTTCAGACCAATAATCATCTTCATCCTTGCTGGAATATTTATTTTCATAAAACGAAGCTATTGCCATTGTCAAAACGAAGTCTCCTTCTATTTCACGATGCAAAACTTCCTCATTTACCAACTGATTTACACGTCGTTCGCTGATGCCCAATAATTCGGCAAGCTCTCTTGCAGAGCCACGTTTCAGCATTTTAACCACTTCTATTTTCACCGCCTGTCTACTACAAAGAGAAGGAAATAGGAAAAAATATTTTTAAATCTAAACCTTTTTCGGGGCTCGAAAGACCCGCAAGGATCGCCACACTCAGGAAGAACCTATGAAAATTCTCCTGTAAATGGACATAAGAAAAGCACTCACCGAAGTAAGTGCTTAAAAGTTATCTATCCTTTCTCTCACTATTTTTTTGAATTAATAATAAGTCATCGTATAAATGTAGTTCAAAAGCATATCGTACCGCAATTCTAGCAAATGCCTTCAAAGCTCTTTCTGTTCTTAATGCTTCAGGATTAAGAACTTCTACTATTCGTTCTATTTTTCGTGCCATACTAAGTACCTCCTTAACACCTAGTATACCACCGCCTCGTTATTTATGTTTGTTTCAACACATGAAAAAAGCACCCACTGGTGTGTGATGTGAGTACTTTTTTCTAAACTCTGATAAAAATAATATTCTTTTGCTGCATTTATGACAAATCCTATACTTATTAAAATCCACACAAACGCTGTTGCCAACACTCTCCGTCCTTTTTTAACTTCACACGTATTTGATATTCCTCCATTCCCTATGAAACCCACTAAAACTGTACCAACAAAGGATATCATATTTGCTAACATAGCAAATATTTCGCATTCCACAAAAAAACAAACTCACTCATAATAAAAATCACCACTTTCGTCAAGATGGTTCTATTATATCATGGCGTTAAAAAATCACCCACATATGTGAGTGATTTTTTGTGTCTTTTCCCAACTATAAACTTTCCATCTTAAATATTAAAAACAAAAAATTTATACAACTACCTAGTAGTGAAACAGTATAACAAATTGAAAAAAGAAAAGAATAGCTTGATAAAAAAATACATAAATATGTAATCCAAACCGGACTTTGGTAGTCAATAACCATAAAAAGATAACAAAAAAGAAAAATAATCACTGTAATTAATACAGCAGCTGCAGCAAAATAATAACAAAACAAGACACCAGCCAAATTTTCTATTTGCGATCTTTCATCTAATAATTCTATTGTCTTCTTGCCAATTAATGACGCCATTATAGCCAAGCCTGCAATATAAAATCCTAATAGACCAATTAATGCAGGTAATAAAATTTCTATCAAATTCATGGCAACGTTAATAAATTCTACAGTATTTTCATTAAAAATATAAACAAATAACACAGAAAATACAGCTGTAAAAAGAAATGCAAACCGTGCTGAACATTCTTTAATAAGTTCTTTATATTTCTTTGTGCTTTTCATCAAATAAAAAAAAGAGTTATATCTTGTAAAGCTTTCAAGTTTCGCCATATTATCCCCTTCTTACAATTTTAGCAAGCACTTTTACGATGCCTTCTATTCCCCTTTCCACAACAGCCGGAATAGAATTTTTTTCAACATTAGGAATCGCCATTCTCGCTGGTGCATCAGCAATGCTAGTTATGCGTGTTTTTTGAGCGTTTACTCCTATACCTTCAACCGTCATATCACCATACCCATTAACAACACCATCAATTGTGTTATCCATATAATCATTATTTATGCTTAACCCAATCTCGCTTTTTCCATCTGCTCTAAAAGTCTGCTCATAATATCTAGCTTTAGTGCTTGAAAGAGCTTCTGGATTAGCAAACATACATTCAAAATCGCTTCTCCCTGGATTTTTTGGTATCATGATCACATTTATCTTAGTTATCTTATTAAAATACTTTAACTTCTCTTTGAATAATTCCTCATCTTTCAACAAAAAGACCTTAAATGCGCTTTTTCCCATACAAGCATTTATTAATAATTCAAAAAATGAACAAAATTGTTTATATCCAAAATATTGTCCTGTGGTAAACGCAACTATTTCACGCTCTACATCAAAAAAGAAAGTAGCACTCCTTGCCAATTTATCTGTCGGCAAATCTTCTACATCATCCTTTTTAGGATCATAAACTTTGATATCGTCTTTAAATACTTTTACTAATCTCCCGTAAACAACCATCTTACCAGCATCTTTTTCAATTGTAATAAATTTAATAATCCCTTTATCTTTAGGCAAGTCAATTTTAGTACTGTTGTTAATACATCCCATCAATTTAACTAATAAAGTTTGTAAAACTTTAGGGTCATCATAAACATTAAAAATCTCATCGTTAACATTAACTTTAGCAAAATACATATAAGCCATCACTAACACCCCTAATATAAATTTATTAGGTTATTATTTCGTCATAACTTTACTTAATCCTGCCTACCACAAAAGCCCACCAACACATTAAAGTTAGTGGGCTTTTGTCAATTTCTACACATACATTATAACACAGGTCAATACTCGCATTCTATCTCCTCTTTTAATTTTTGCAGCGCCTTAGAATGCATTTTGTGTATATACTGCCACGAATATCCCAAATCCGCAGCAATAACTTCCCAACGCTGGTAATTCAAGTAACGTTTGAACAATATAAGCTGCAACTTCTCGTCATCAAGCATTTTAATCAGCTCTCTCATCGCCGCCAATGCCTCTGTAAGCATTTTAATATCGTTTTGAATGGTAATCTTCACGTCAGCCATCTTCGCAACCGTACCGCCCAATTTGTCGTTACTGCCACCGCCCCCAGGCGCCAAGCTGTAGACTGGCGTAATTTTCTCTGCCAAATCTTTTAGATCCTGCAGCATTTGTAAATCTGCTTCAAGCTGCTTTTGCCAGACCCATGCACTTTTTAACCTTTGCTTTATTTCATCCGTCATAGGCATCGCATCACCCCTCTGTCCGTAAAACATCTGCAGCAACGTCTATCGCAGCACTTTCAGCTTCACTCAGCTGATGGCCATGCTGCACCTGCCCTAACATACCGATCACGCTCCGGAATCGATTTTCTTTTACACAATTTACCCTGCGGCAGTAAACTTTATTCTCGCTTACTTGACGGCTCCACACGCAGCCCTTACACTTATGTGCCATTCTAATCACGCTCCTTTACTCCAATTGCTCAATTCGTACATAAAGCCCTGGCTGCTCTGACCAAAACTTTTCTGTAATCTCACTTGCTACCTGTGCATCGTCTGTCCAATAGCCGAGCCCAGTCATTACATCCTTAAGCAGCTTGATCATATTATCAGTGTCCGGCTTTGTAATTTTATATTCGCCGTTCTTATGTTTCCCTATAGCTGTATAGCACCATTTAGTCAAAAGCCTTATCGGACCGGTCAGCTTTTTTTCAGGTACATAAGCTGCCAGGTGCGCACTAAACTTCAGCCTGGCATCTTTAAGTGCGTCAGGTTCATAATAGTGTGGCTTACCGTTTACAACATGGACCTTTTTCTGCTGATGCGTAACTGTTGGCAATTTCATCGGAATAAAAAACTCAATCATCATTTTCATCTGCCCACTCTTGCCATTCTTCTAAAACCTCCCGTAAATATGGCAACCCTTCTTTACTTTTTGATAACTCTGAACGATCAATAGCATTTTTAACGATAAGATCGCCATTCATCTTCACGAAGCCAAATTGTAACTTCCCTGCCTTTTCATAATAGCGCATGAAGCTATTACCAAACTTTATAACTTCGCCTTCTTCGTTTTCCCAATATTTATTTTCATTTTTCATTTTCATTCGCTCCTTTTTCTTTCGCGCGCTTTCCCATACTGTCCCTAAAAAACTTTTCCGCAACCTCAAGCGGACAAAGTTTTGTTATACAGGGTATAAGACTACAGGTTGATAGTCATTACAATAAATTTATACATCGCGCACGCGTATATATATAGCAAAATTTATTGACAACCTCGATAATTACTCGACTTTGTCCAAATTGTCAGAAAACGGCGGCATGGACAAACATTCGACTTTGTCCGCTTTCCGGATTACCTCTCCGTTATTGTTTATTGCAAATATTTTACTTTCTTGAATATGCCTTTTTACTGTTCTTTCTGATGCTTCTAAATAATTTGCCAGGCCTTTTACTGTCGGAGTCCCGCCAAAACTTTCTGCTTCAAAAGCTTTTTGTAATGCTACTATCCGTTCTTTTCTCAAATCATCCGGAGACTTCTTCTTTTTGAAATTCCGCTGCCAGGCTGGTCCCTGCCCGTCAGGTTCAATATCCTTCAGACTTCCAACGTCATCAACGTAATGCACAGGATAATTAAACCAAAGATTGATCGGCGGGAACTTCGGAAACTCACGTAGAGTCCCTTCAATGCGCCACGCTGTACGTTGCCGCACCCGCTGTTTGGCCGCCGGAATCGCCGTTTTCACAAGCTCAATATTAGTATTATTGCCAAGCATCTTATGGCAGTATTCCAACAGTACAGTGCTGCTGCACTCGTCATCCTGCGATAAATCCTGTATATAGGCAGGGTAATATCGTTTTAAATACGCCAAGCACTCGGCGCAAATTGCTTTATTTTCTTCCTGCTTCAGTAATTCTTCTGTTGGTTCCAGCTCTATCAAATCAAGCAGTGCGTCAGGATCACGGGCAAATACTCCTGACCCTGAAGCTCTGTCCATAGATTTTTTACTGCCTTGGCCACCCTTTGAATGATGGTGGCAGTAGATCACAGCGCAGCCCAGTTCCGTACAAACCTTATCGAACTGATTACAGAAATGCGCCATCTGGTCAGCACTGTTTTCGTCACCGGTGATGATTTTATAAATCGGATCGATAACGATAGCAATATAATTCTTCTTTGCGGCACGCCTGATCAGCTTCGGCGCCAGCTTATCCATCGGAATCGACTTGCCACGCAAATTCCATACATCGATATTAGACAAATTGCTCGGCTCCCACCCCATTGCCGTATAAACATCCTTAAAACGATGCAAACAACTTGCCCTGTCAAGTTCAAGGTTCACATATAAAACTTTACCCTTTGTACAGCTAAAATTAAGCCACTGACGTCCCTCGGCAATCGCGCAGCACAACTCTATCAAAGCATAGCTTTTGCCTGCCTTAGACGGCCCTGCAATGAGCATTTTATGCCCCTGTCGCAATACATTATCAATCAGCGGTTTTGCCAGCTCCGGTAAATTATCCCAAATCTCACTAATGCTTTCCGGTTCCGGAAGATCATCGTTGACCGCCTCAATCCACTCCTGCCATTCTACAAAGCTGGCTTTGCCGATGTTGGTATCAACTAAAAACTGCTTGTGTCCCTGACGCATCACACCCGGCATTCTGCTGAGCCGCGAAGGATTACGGTTTTGGGTATCGATTTCAAGGCCGTTTTTCTTACAAACAGCGTAAAGATAATCAACACGTTTACGATATTCCGCATAGTCTGCTGCATCGATCCTAACAATAGCATGCAGCGACTTTTTCCCTGAATGTACCAGGCAGGCCACCGGCAGTTCCAGTGTCCGGATAATTTCATTCTGCTTGGCTATATCCATCTTGTCCGATTCGACCAGAGCATACCGAAATTCTGTCACATTGTCGTTTTTCACGCCTTTACCATCAAGAGGATTAAAACGTATCCATGCGCCGCACTCAGGGTTGTAATCGCCAAGCACCCCGCCGATATCACCCTTACATTTATTAAGTAGCTCAATGAGCTGCCCAGCTGTTCTATCAGAACAACCTTTTGACGGTAGATATTTACCGTCTTTTTGCCATGATTCCGTTACATAGCCAACATTTTCCGTACTGTCGAATAAAGTTTCCAGATAAGTTACCAGTTCTTTTACCGGATCCCAGTTTTCCGGGTCCGCTATTTCCTGGCCTTCGATCCAGTTCTTATCGACCAAAACCATATCTTCTTTTTGTCCGATGATATCATCCCATGAAAGTTCATAATCTTCACGCTGCTGTGGCGTCCAGCCGTTATCCTTAGCCATTGCTACGATCGTACCACCCGTTACTGGTGCGCTGGTATCACCTCTGAACGTCTCCCATTTTTTTCGGCATTCATTTGCGTGGTATCTTCCAGCATCCCGCCGGCTCCAATCATCCCACACGCTCACGCTGTACCCTTCTGCTTTCAACGCCATGCCAACATTGACCCATTCCTGATAATCAAGAATGCTCGGATCGATATAATCAAGCAGCGGCAGCAAATCCAATTTATTCTCCATGATGTTCTCCTTTATTCAGGCTTGTAAATCCGTGGATCAATGCCTGCCGGAATACGCCAGCCACCGGCAGCAATCCTGTCTATTAATTTCTTGGCATGTTCAAAAGACCAGGTCCCGACGTGCTGGAACCCACGACCTTCTAAAAAACGGATCTGTTTCGGTGTTGTAAGTCCTTCACTTCTGCGCTTATCCAAACGATCAAGGATTTTCGCAGCTTTACCGGCATTGTCGATCTCATCCGGATTTATACCAAACTTCTCTAATGTTTTAAGTTGCTTTTCACTGGCCGGGCTCATTTCCCAACCGAATGCTGGTACATAGCTTGACAGATCCTCTGCTTGGATACTCATTTCAAACTGCAGTGGATCCACCAGTTTACGCTTACGCTGTTTCATTGCTGCCAACTGTTTCGCCAAAGCTTCTTCCCGCTGGGCAACAACATCTTCAGAAGCCTGCTTTTCCACTGCTTCCAAATCTAACGGACAAGCTGCGTCCTGTAATGTTTCAGTCATAGCTCTGGCCACATCTTCATTTGTCGCAATCAAATGCGCCGGTCGGCACAGTTCATGGCGTTCTGTATGCCATAGAAAATCAAGCAGCAAAAGTTCTTCTTTGCCCGGTGCCAGCCTCGTACCACGACCCACCATTTGACAATACAAACTCCTGACCTTCGTTGGTCTTAATACCACAATGCAATCAACAGCCGGACAATCCCACCCTTCTGTCAAAAGCATTGAATTACAAAGCACGTTATATTTACCGGTTTCAAAATCACTCAGCACCTTTGCGCGATCCTCGCTGTTACCATTTACTTCGGCAGCGCTGAAACCGATACCATTCAAAATATCCCTAAACTTTTGGCTGGTCTTGACAAGTGGTAAAAAAACTACAGTCTTTCTATCCATACAAATTTTAGCCATTTCCTCAGCGATCTGATTCAGATATGGATCGAGAGCCGTTCCCAGATCGCTGCTCTTAAAATCACCGGCCTGAGTAGCGACACCTGTCAAATCTAATTTTAGAGGAATAGTCTGAGCCTTGATTGGCGACAAATAACCTTCTTTAATAGCTTTAGGCAGCGTATATTCATAAGCAAGGCTCTCAAAACATTGCCCTAAATTACGCATATCGCCTCTGTCAGGCGTTGCAGTAACACCAAGCACCTTAGCGCTGTCAAAATGTTCCAGCACCTTCTGATAGCTATCTGAAAGTACATGATGTGCTTCGTCAACGATGATCGTATCGAAAAAATCATTTGCAAATCCGTTTAACCGCTTCTCGCGCATCAACGTCTGGACAGAACCTACTACCACACGATACCAACTTCCCATACAGGTATATTCAGCTTTTTCCATAGCCGATTTTAAACCTGTAGCCTGCTCGATTTTGTCACAGGCCTGCTGCAGCAGTTCAAAACGGTGCGCTAAGATCAGTACCCGGTCACCTTGTTTAACCTGTTCCTCTGTAACCTTTGCAAAGACTATAGTTTTACCGCACCCGGTCGGCAATACCAACAGGGTGCGGTTTATTCCTTTATTCCACTCGTCAAAAATAGCCTGTTTAGCTTCTTCCTGATATGGACGCAGCTGCATTAGAAAGCTCCGGGCCGAAACGCAGGAGCGGCCTGCGGTTGTCCTTGATATAAGTTTTGTTGCTGCGGTGCTGCCGCAGTAGGTGCTGTTGCCGCTGTATTTTCAGAATCATAAAAGCGTTTAATTTCGTTATACTGCTTACCATCGTGCATGCGGATACCGATCTTGGCCCTGCCCTTTCGACCAACTACCCGCGACCAATCCATTTTCAAAGGTTCACCATGCTTTTTCAGCCCAATACCGATAAAGAAAGCCGAAATCATGCCTTCCGTCCGAGAATGTAAGAACAAGTTATGCCTGATGCGGGCTTCTCCTTCTGGTGTTTCAACTACCAAAGTGATTACAGCTTTATTACATGGCGGTAACTTTTCGCTGCCTTCATGACGGGCACGTTGAAACTCTAATACCTTAAATTCATAATCGCCTTCCGGCAGAATGATAAAACCGGCGCTCTCCTTTTCAATAGTATCGTCCCATCCTAATTCTCTTTCTTCTACGGGTACTGCTTGTCCTAATTGTTCAAATGCCATTGTTTTATTCTCCTTTATCTGTTAAATATTATTTAAACTACATTGATTTTCTTAAACTTAAAAAGGTATCTCCCTGTTCTCTTTGATCAAACCAAAGACATTGGGCCAGGCTCCGATCAAACAGCCCTGTACAAAATCCTCTGCGTAATTTTCAAAAGGTGTTCCCTCTGGATAATAGCCACGCTGGGCAACAACCTTTTGAATTTCTGCAAGCGTTACCCCTTCCGGTGCCATTAAATCAGCCAATGCTTTTGGCACACAACTTGGAATTACTTTTGACGTTTGTACAGTCACTGTATCATCTGATGCTGTTACAGGGATAAGCGCCGGATCTACAGATATTAGCCCAGAAGGTGTATCTATAATTGCAGTGGCACTAGCAACCGGTGCCGCAAGCGTTTCCGGCTGCATTACAACTGGCTGCAACACAGGCTGCAAAGCTTCCGTATTGGAATAGACCAGGCAGCCACGAATACTTTTAAAATCAAAGGGCAATTCTTCCGGTAGATCCTGTCTGTTCTTCGCATCCCAGTTAGGATGATGTGTCGTATACATTACCCGCTCACCACCGGCGGCCTTGCATTTCTTCCCGTCCTTATCCTGTGCGATCACGATAGTCTTATAGTTGGCAAACAGCAGCATATCAGCCCACTCTTTGACCAGTGGAGCAGTCTGCGATGAAGTCTTTTTGCCAAGCTTCAGCTCATACCGGTCAAAACTTCCACCTTCATTAGGCAATTCAAACTTACGCATCTGCATATGTGCTGTTAAAACAACATTGATCCCAACCTCGATCACATCAGAAAGCAGATTTAAAAAGCGTCCAAATTCTTCTCTTACAAAAATATAGCCACTGCCATAACCAAAATCCTCGATCCCATTTTTGCCATTTTTAGCACATACATGACCCACGCAAAGCTGTTCTGCCCAGTCAATCGTATCAATAACCAATGTTTTACAACAGGTCGGATTTTTGATAACCTCTCTAACCTCATCCAGCAACATCGTCCAAGAAGTCGGCGCCGGTAATCTGGCAACATCATAGACATTCGTACTGCCTTCTGTATCGATAAACAACGGATCCGGAAAATCAGCGGCAAAAGTAGTTTTGCCAATACCTTCAGGACCATAAACTACAACTTTTTGCGGCTTTACAATCAGCCCTCTGGTAATTTGAAACTTCATCAAAACTCACCTTTCTTCCATGTTTTTGCGCCTTCATCCGAAAGGCCGTTATCTTCTTTAACATAACCATCTTCGATAATGACCGAACACTCTTTACCACTGCTGACACGTGTAGCGATCACCTGCAGCTGTTCCTGTTCCAACCATTTACCAAATTCATTTAAAGTATCCTGGTCCATCTGCTCCAGCTTATCCATGAGCACAAAACCACAGTTAGGATTCAATTTGCGGACAATAGCAGTAGCTACTTTAAGCTGCTCACTGCCACTCATGTTATCCCACTTATTCCCACGATAAATCAGCTCACCACTTTCAACAGACAATTCCGGTAGCGGCAAGTCTGCGTTTTCCAACAACTTTAAGCGCTGCTCTCTAATATCTTCGATCGATTTTGTCAGTTCATCATACTGCTGACTATATTCTTCAGCTTCGATTTCAGCCTTTTCCCTGTCCATATTGGCCCTGATTTTTATATTTAAGCGATCTATGTCAGAGATATTCGCTTCCAATTCTGCCGTACTTTCATCCTGCAAATCTGCGGCCGACTTACGGGCAACCGAAACTGCAGCCTCAGCTTCTTCAAGCCGGTTCTTCGCTTCGTCAAAAGCAATCTGCGCTTTAGTTAATTCCTCTTCATACTGCCGGCACATTTGCCGCTTGCGCTGGTTTTCGCCGTTCCTGGCAAGTATCGCCTGCTGCTGCCTAATTAGATCAGCTGCGGAAACGAGCTCTTTCGGAACATCCGGATACATTTCAAGCTCAGCCGCATACTTTTTCTTTTGGTCAGCAATGCGTCCAACTTCATATCGCCTGTTATAAATTCTTTGTTCTTCAACATCTAACTGGTAAAGTTTTTCACCGATCCCGATTATCTGCAAAAGAGCATTAGCCTTTTCTTTATTATTTGCATTTAAAAATTTCGGTAGGTCTAAGGCAAGTTGCGCTACAAACTCATTTAAAATCTGCTGGCCGCCTTTATTCCCCTGCGGGTCGATAACCTTTAAGCTACCATTGACGCCTTTTCGCTCAACTATAAACCCATTAGATAACTCTATATGCAGAATTGGTGGAGTAACAGATCCTTGGCGCTGTGGTTCAGAAGGTTTGTATCGTTCCCCACCAAGCGCCCATGCAATAGCATCCAGAACGCTGGTTTTACCCTGACCATTTTTACCACCGAGAATAGTCAAGCCATTCGCTGAAGGTACTAATTTTACTGCTTTAATTCTTTTAATATTTTCAAGTTCAAGACTGTTAATTTTTACTGTCATTGAAATAGCTCCTTCCTTCTATTTATGCTATAATGTAACTAATACAGGTTATTCACGACCTATGTATTAACCCTGAGCTGTCAGCATTGCCGTGCTGATAGCTCTTTTTTTAATTCATTCCAGCAACCTTGCACCAGAGCCATAACCCGAAAAATACGCCGGCCCAAGTCCCGATAGCAATTACCGCAATTTGATAACCTAACTCTTTCCACATCTCACCACGCCCTTTCTAAAAACATTCCAAAAATAATCAGTGCTGCCGCTATCAGTATCTTAGGGAAAATTTCACTCTCAGCAAAAAAGTACCAAATATAAATCCCTAGTGTTTTCGCGGTGTTTCCTCCCCCTCAGCACGACTTTTGTCCTTTTCTGCAGCATCGACTATAGCCGTCAGGTACGCAAATTGATCAAAAGAATAACCGTTATTTCTCAATTCAATTTCTAAAGACTCTACACTGCGATTAAAACATCTTACAGAATCAATTAAATCCGCTAGAATGTATGAAGGAACTTTACCAAGACAAAGCTGTATGGCATAGGTATAGTCCTCTATGCAATTAAGTTGACTAGATCTATCGGATATCATATTAAATATTTCCTTGGGCAGTTGTTCTGGCATTAGCTACTTCACCTCCTCATTTAATAAATAATTATCAATGGCATTTTGAGTCACATAACGATATTTCCCTCGCAATACATAAGGTAACCGTCCTTCATCAAAAAGCTGCTGTAAAAATTCATTTCCGCAACACAACAATATGCGTACCTCATTGATTGGATAAAGCATACGGCGCGGTACTTGTTTTAAGGCTCTCTCCCTCTGCTCTTTTTTGGTTGGTCTTGGCATAGGTTTCAGTTACCACCTTTCGTTTATAGAATTTAATTCTAGTTATATTCCAAAAAAAATCATATCAATTGGCAATTTATATACTTCTGATATTTTTTTTTGGAATATAGGACTAACAAGCTCTGGATTTCTCTCCCATTTTATTAGGGTATCTTTTCCCACGCCAATCTTAGGCGCAGCATCTAAAATACCTAATCCAGAATTTACTCTCGCCGCTTTTAGTGAAATTTTTATCATTATTACATTCCTCCTTTACACAGCTAAGTTTACTAGAAAATAATTCTAGTGTCAATGGTCTTTTAGAAAATAATTCTATATTTTTAGGTTTTTTGGTTGTTTTTCTTAGAATTTTAGTCTATAATAAAGTCAAGAAATTTAGGAGGAGTAAACTATGACGCAAGAAGATATAGTAAAAACTCAAGAAATTTTCGCCAAAAAATTGAGAGGCTTATTGGATGAAAACAAAATAAACCAAAGTGAACTTGCCGAAATGCTGCAAGTTAGCGAATCTACTGTTGGTAAATGGCTTTTAAAAAAAGCTCTACCACGAATGGGCATAATAGAAAAATTATCATCAATATTTAATTGTCCTAAGAGCTACCTTTTAGAGGAAAATGAAACACGGAGAAGCTATTACCTCAATCCTGAAGCAGCAAAAATGGCACAGGAAATTTATGATAATCCTCAATACAAGGTATTATTTGACGCTACCAAAAAACTAAAACCCGAAAGCATTAAAGAAGTTATGAAATTTATTGATTACCAAAAAGCCAAAGAGGAAGGCGATCTCAATGAGTAGAACTATCTTATATGACTTGCCTCACGACGTTCGAGGCTTTGTTAGAGAAGATATTGATGGAGAGGCAATTTTCATCTTAAATGCCCGCTTAACGAGGGAATCTAACATGAAAACTTACCTGCATGAGCAGGAGCATTATGAAAAAGATTGTGGTAAGAACCTTTGTGTTGACGAAATAGAAGCGCAAAGGCATAAATAAATTTTAGGGGGATGAGAAAATATGGCAACATTAGAAGAAGTAATTGCAGTAGTCAAATCTTTACCAAATGGTGCTACTTTTTGGAATGGTAAGGAAATCAAAGAATTACCCAATATTTTATGGAAAGATGAAACCCTAGAAGCTCTTATCGGTGGTTTTTACGATGGTGGTAACGGAGTTTTAGCAGCTACAAATAAACGTTTGATCTTTATTGATAAAGGCCTTATGTGGGGGTTAAAAGTTGAGGATTTCCCATATGATAAAATATCATCTATACAATACAGTAAAGGTTTACTATTGGGTGAAATTAGCATTTATACATCCGGTAATAAAGCAAAAATAGATAATGTAGATAAAGCATATTGCGCACAATTCTGCGAACAAGTTAGAGCTAGAATAACTAACATTTCAAAAAATGCAACTTCCAGTGAAGAATCTCAGCAACCTGAACCTAAAGAAAACTCACAGAATGACTTAATTGATAAATTGAAACAACTCGGAGAATTAAAAACTCAAGGCATTTTAACTGAAGAAGAATTCATCTTAGCGAAACAAAAGCTTTTGCAATGATTTAGATATTCATTTTTATTATATTTTCCATTCACGATATTTTTGTAATACAAAAAACAATAAATTTCAGGAGATGTTTAATGATGAAAAAAATTATTTTGTTAATGCTAGCATTAGTCATGTGTTTATTGATTACTGGTTGTGGAAGCAGTGAATTAGCTGAGAAAACAGGAATGAATGATGGTCAAGAAAAAGCGGCAATAAAAATTTTCAATGAAAATGGTATAACCGAATTATCAAACATTGAAAAATCTGCACAAAATGAAAATCTTTTTATTGTAAAAGATAGTAAATTTGGGATGGTATTCTTTGAACTCGCACCTGATAAATCTATAAAAACAATCGTATATGAAAGTGAGCCAGTTTACGCAAATGGACAATCAATTAATAAATTTTCAGACTTGATTGTTTCTAATAACGAAAGAGTAGATTATGAAGTAGTCGCTAGAACCGCTGTCAAAAATAATCTTAAAGCTCCGTCTACAGCTGATTTTAAGTTTGGTCCACTTATTACTCGTAATAAAAATATAGTTTTAGTAAGAGGAAAAGTAGATGCCCAAAATTCGTTTGGCGCCATGATTCGTTCAAACTACAAAGTAAAAATTCAATTACCTGATAAAAAAGTATTAGAAGTACACATCCAATAAAACAAAAAGACCGCCCCTGCGCCAACAGGAACGGTCAACGTAATTGCCCCACTTCGTCGCAAGCGAGCTGATTACTATAAATATTATAGCACATCAGCTCTGCTACTGCATACTCAAATTACAGTAAAGGAGCTGACTTTTTTTATGTCTATCGTGAAAAAATCCGGACGAAAAAAGCCATATTATTATGTAATCAGTACCGGTCAGAAATTGCCAAATGGCAGGTACGAAAAAATATGGTCTACTACCGGTTACTTAACATCGAAAGAAGCATTAGATGCTGAAGCAGAAGCTCGAGTAGCAATCAAGCAACGGACCTATATAAAGCCGGAAAAAATATCTGTAACTGCTCTCTTAGAAAAATTCATTGATACTAAGATAGAAATAAGGCCTGCTACACGGACACAATATACCGCAGCTAAAAACCGTGTAGCCAAGCAGCCCTTAGGTTCAAAAGAAATTCAAAAAGTGGATGTCTTTGATGTCGAGGCATATCGTCAGTGGCTGCACAAAGACACTAAACTTTCACAGCAAACTATCCGTGAAGAGCTATCCTTTTTGCGTTCAGCTTTTACCTGGGCAGCGGATAATGACATTATAGTAAAATCACCTGCCAGACGATTAAAGTTACCACCGAAACCGGGGCCTAAAGGAATTCACGCAGAGCTGTCCTATCTATTAAAAATATTAGACATCGTAAAAAAAGAGGCTTATGCTGATCTTTATATTCCATGTCTGCTTGCAGGTTTTTGTGGGTTACGAATATCAGAGATCTGCGGTGTTGAATTACAATATCTTTCTGAATCAGGTGTACAGGTAAAACATAACTTATTACGTATTGATGGTATCCCAACACTTGCACCTCTAAAAACCAGAACATCAGAACGTTTTGTACCTTTCCTGCCCTTTGTATGGCGAGAAATAGCAAAGTACATGGAATTCATCAAATCTTGCCATAAAAATGCTCTTAGGCAAAGAATGGAGCTTATACGGGATGGAAAACTTGATCCAACTCATTCTGATCCAGCATGGCAGAATACCCTTAATTTATTATACGTTTTCCCTGAAGATGGTCGTCCCCACATCAAAGATTTTATAGAACGCCGTTGGCGAAAATTTAAAGAACAAAACGAAAAAATGCAGGAGCTATTTAAGAATCAGCCATACCTTGCCGGTATGAGAATTCACGACTTCCGTCATTCTCTCGGCGCCAATATGCGCGATCAGGGTGTAAGTATGGCAGACATATCAGAATTGCTTGGCCATTCTGATGCAGAATTTACCAGAGTAACTTACGCAACACCTCTTAAAGACACGCATGCCAAAGCTATGCAAAAATACGGAGAAAATATACAACAATTTTTATCTTAACTTAGGTACACTTAACTATTATTGTTGACAAAATTGTTGACAGACCATTTTTTAGACATATTTCAAGCAAAATAAAAAAGCCGCAGATACGCTCTGCGGCTAACTTTTTAAGTGGTCGGGGCGGCGAGATTCGAACTCACGGCCTCTTGTACCCGAAACAAGCGCGCTACCAAACTGCGCCACGCCCCGACTTAAGTTACATCACTTACTGCAACGTGAATATTATATAAAATAACAAATAGTTTGTCAATGATATTTTTTATATTTTTAAAATAAAAAGCTTCCCTGCTGCCAGAGAAGCTTTTCAGACATCAGCCTTGTGTAACTACACGAATATTAGTAACGTTGAATGCTTCTGCGATAGCAGGCAGACATTCGCGTTCGATATTAGTACGGTGCAGCTCATTATCGGCGACCAGCATGATCCTCGGTCCGCTCAAATTGATATTATGCACATTACTGATCAAGCGTTTGAAACTGTCTTCTCCCAAGCTCTCTTTCAATTTGGCAAGGCCTTCCATCAGATACGGCTTTTCTTTAGCCATACGCTGTTCCAGCGGAGTAAACGGCACTGTAACTACACGCGCATCTTTAGCCAGTACAAAATTTTCCTCATGCTCGCCTGGTACTACTAAGTCATCTCTCAT